GATCCACCAGGCACCGGGGCCGATGCTGGCTGTCCAGCCGACGGTGGAACTGGCGAAACGGAACTCCCGCCAGCGGATCGACCCGCTGATCGACGAGAGCCCGGAACTGCGGGAGCGGGTCAAACCGGCACGCTCGCGGGATGCTGGCAACACGATGCTGTCCAAGGAATTCGCGGGCGGCATCCTGATCATGACCGGTGCGAACTCGGCGGTCGGGCTGCGCTCCACCCCGGCGCGCTACATCTTTCTCGACGAGGTCGACGCCTATCCGGCGTCGGCCGACGAGGAAGGCGATCCGGTGACGCTGGCCGAGGCGCGGTCGCTGACCTTTGCCCACCGGCGCAAGGTGTTCCTGGTCTCGACCCCGACGATCCGGGGGCTCTCCCGGATCGAACGCGAGTTCGAGGCATCGGACCAGCGGCGATACTTCGTGCCGTGCCCGTATTGCGGGCAGATGCAGTGGCTGAAATTCGAGCGGCTACGCTGGGAGAAGGGCCGGCCGGAAACGGCGGACTACCGTTGCGAGGCCTGCGAGGTGCCCATCGCGGAACACCACAAGACGGCGATGTTGCAAGCGGGCGAATGGCGTCCGACCGCCACGGCGGCCGATCCGAACACCGTCGGCTATCACCTCTCGGCGCTCTATTCACCCATCGGCTGGCTGAGCTGGGAGCGGATCGTGCGGGCATGGGAGGCGGCCCAAGGGTCGGACGAGGCAATCAAGGCGTTCCGCAACACGATCCTTGGCGAGACATGGGTCGAGACCGGCGAGGCGCCCGATTGGCAGCTGCTTTACGACCGGCGTGAACGCTGGAATCCGGGCATCGTTCCCGCGGGCGGATTGTTCCTGACCGCCGGGGCGGACGTGCAGAAAGACCGCATCGAGGTCGATGTCTGGGCCTGGGGGCGTGGGCTCGAAAGCTGGCTTGTCGATCACGTGGTGATCGAGGGCGGACCCGACCGGCAGGATGCCTGGGGCGACCTGACCGAATTGCTCAGCCGTACCTGGCCGCATGAGCGCGGCGCGCATCTGAAGATCGCGCGGCTTGCCATCGACACCGGCTACGAGGCTCCGGCGGTCTATGGCTGGGCGCGGGCGGAGGGCTTTGCACAGGTCGCGCCCGTCAAGGGCGTCGAGGGGTTCAATCGGGCAAGCCCGGTCTCCGGGCCGACCTATGTCGACGCCACCGAGGGCGGCAAGCGCCTGCGGCGGGGCGCGCGGCTTTGGACCGTGGCGGTCTCGACGTTCAAGGCCGAAACCTACCGCTTCCTGCGGCTGGCGCGGCCCACGGACGAGGATCTGGCCAAGGGGGCCGAGTTCCCGGCTGGCATGGTGCATCTGCCGCATTGGGTCGAAAACGAATGGCTGAAACAGTTCGTCGCCGAGCAGCTGGTCACGGTGCGCACGAAACGTGGCTTTGCCCGGCTTGAATGGCAGAAGCTGCGGGAGCGCAACGAGGCGCTGGATTGCCGGGTTTATGCCCGCGCCGCCGCCTGGATCGCGGGCGCGGATCGCTGGACAGACGAGAAATGGCGCGACCTCGAGGATCAGCTTGGGGTGGCCGATCCTTCCGCGGATCCCGCGGGGCAAATCAACCGGCAGGCACAGGCATCGCAAGGCAAGCGCCGCTCCGACTGGCTCGGACGGCGCGGGGGATGGTTTTGAACATGGCGGATTGGACGGAAACCGAATTGTCGGCGCTGCGCCGGGCCTATGCCAGCGGCACAACGCGGGTCAGCTATGACGGGAAATCCGTCGATTATGGCTCGGCCGAGGATCTGCTGGTCCGCATCCGGACCATCGAGCGCGCGATCGCGGGGACGACCCGACCGCTGCCGGTGGCCGGTCTCGCGGGCTTCAGCCGTGGTGATCGCTGATGGCAGCGAACTGGTTCGACCGTGCGATTGCCACGGTGGCGCCGCGCGCTGCGGCCCGCCGTGTCCTCGCAAGGCAGGCCTTCGAGACCTTGGCACGAGGTTATGACGGCGCCGCGAAGGGACGTCGCACCGAGGGCTGGCGCGCGCCGGGCACCTCTGCCGACACCGAGATCGGCATTGCCGGGGCGCTCTTGCGCGACCGGATGCGCGATCTGGTACGCAACAACCCGCACGCGGCCAAGGCCGTGTCGGTGCTGGTCAACAATATCGTGGGTGCGGGCATCATGCCGCGCGCCGCGAGCGGCGATGACAAGCTGGACCGCACGGTGGACGCGCTCTTTGCGCGCTGGTCCGAGGCGGCCGATGCCGACGGCCAGCTCGACTTCTACGGGCTGCAAACGCTGATCTGCCGCGAGATGGTCGAGGCGGGCGAGGTGCTGGTGCGCCGACGCCTCCGGCGCGCGAGCGACGGTCTATCCGTACCGCTGCAACTGCAGGTGCTGGAGGCAGACTTCCTCGACGCCACGAAATCCGGCGCCATCGGTGCGGGGCGACTGGTGCAAGGGATCGAGTTCGATGCAATCGGCAAGCGCCGGGCCTATTGGCTGCACGCGGAGCATCCCGGCGATGCCTACGGCGCCCTGCGAGCCGGTGCCAACAGCCGCCCGGTCCCGGCGACCGACATTGCCCATGTCTATGAAAAACAACGCACGCAGGCGCGCGGCGTTCCCTGGGGCGCGCCGGTGATCCGCAGCTTGCGCGATCTCGACGACTACGAGGTGGCCGAGATCGTGCGCAAGAAAACCGAGGCCTGCGTCACCGCCATCGTCTTCGGCGATGACGAAGCCCAGCAGGGCATCGCGCCCGCCGTGGTCGACGCCGATGGCAACCGGGTGGAGCAATTCGAGCCGGGGCTGATCGCCTATGCGCGCGGAGGCAAGGACATCCGCTTCAACCAGCCCGCGGCTACCGGCGGTTACGGCGAATACAAGCGGGCCAGCCTGCACACGATCTCGGCCGGCTTCCGGGTGCCCTACGAGTTGCTGACCGGCGATCTCAGCCAGGTCAACTATTCCTCGATCCGGGCGGGGCTGGTCGAGTTCCGCCGGATGATCGACGCGGTGCAATGGCAGCTCTTCATCCCGATGCTCTGCGCGCCGGTCTGGCGCTGGTTCACCGAAGCGGCATGGGCTGCTGGCCGGATCCCCACGCCGGACGTGCCGGTCGAGTGGTCGCCGCCGAAGTTCGAGGCGGTCGATCCGCAGAAGGACGCGATGGCGAACCTCTTGTCGATCCGCTCGGGCACCATGACGCTGGCCGAGGTGATCGCGCAGCAGGGCCGCAACCCTGACGCGGTGCTGGCCGAGATCGCCGCGACCAACGCAAAACTCGACGCGCTCGGGCTGGTGCTCGACAGCGATCCGCGCCGGGTCACCAAGACCGGCAGCGCGCAGGCGAGTGACCCGGCGAACGATCCGGCCGCTGATCCAGAAACCGACCCGGCGCCGACCGACCAACAGGACTGACCCACATGGACACGATCATCGAAATCCCGGCCCTGCGCCGATCCGCGGAGCTTGCGCCGAACTCGGCCGACAAAGACGCCCGCACCGTCGAGGTGATCTGGTCGGCGGGGGCGCGCGTGCGCCGCGCCACCCTCTTCGGCGAGCCCTATGACGAGGAACTGAGCCTTGATCCGGCCCATGTGCGGCTGGACCGTTTGAACGCGGGGGCACCGTTTCTGAAGGTGCACGAGATCGACACGCTGGATGCGGTGATCGGCTCGGTCGTTCCGGGCTCAGCGCGCATCGAAAACGGGCGCGGCATCGCACAGGTCCGGATCAGCGAGCGCGCCGATGTCGAACCGATCTGGCGCGACATCCAGGCGGGGCACATTCGCGCGGTCTCCATCGGCTACCAGGTTCATCGCTTCGAGGTCTCGAAGTCCGATAGCGGGCGCGAGCTCTGGCGCGCGGTGGACTGGACGCCCTTCGAGGTCTCCGCCGTGCCCGTGGGCGCCGATCCCGCTGCGGGCTTTCGAGCCCATTCTCAACTTCACGACTGCGTCCTCCATCGCCGGGACGTGCAACCCACCACCACAGGAGCCATCCCGATGAGCGACAAGACCGACACCCCGGCCACCGACGCCGCAACCCGCACCATCACCCAGCCGACCGAGCCGGTCGCGACCGAGGACACCGCCATGCCCGAGCCGAAAACCCCCGCGACGGAGCCGCAAACGGCTGCGGTCGAGACCCGCGCGCAGCCGAAACCGCAAAAGCCCGAACTCACCCCGGCGCCTGACGCCGAAGCCGCCGCAACCCGCGCCCGCGAAGCGGAACGCGACCGCGTTTCCACCATCTACGATCTGGCCGGCCGCCTGAACCTCGAGCGCAGCTTTGCCGAGGATCTGGTGAAGCGCGGCACCGATATCGACGAGGCGCGCCGCCTGATCCTCGACCAAGTCGCCGCCAAGTCCGAGGAAACCCGCACCTTCAGCCAGGTGTCGATCCCGCTCGGTGGCCGTGATGAGGCGATCACCCGCCGCGAGGCCGTGGCCAACGCGCTACTGCACCGCTACAGCCCGACGCTCTTCGAGCTCGAGGATGCCGCGCGGCAATATCGCGGCATGACGCTGCTGGAACTGGCGCGCGAGAGCTTGGGCAATGCGGGGGTGAACACGCGGGGCCTGTCGCGCGACGAGGTGGCCACGCGGGCGCTGCATTCGACCTCGGATTTCCCCGAGATCCTCGCCGCCGTCACCAACAAGACCCTGCGCCAAGCCTACGAAGCCTATCCCCGCACCTTCATGCTGTTCTGTCGCCAGGTGCTCGCCACCGACTTCAAGGCCATGCACCGCGTCCAGCTTGGCGAAGCGCCGCAGCTACTGGAGGTCGGCGAGAGTGGCGAGTTCAAGCGCGGCACGCTCGGGGAGTCGAAGGAGAGCTACAAGGTCAAGACCTATGGCCGGGTGGTCGCGATCACGCGCCAGACCCTGATCAACGACGACCTCGACGCCTTCACCCGCATCCCGGCAATGTATGGCAATTCCATCGCCCAGCTGGAGTCGGACGTGGTCTGGGGCATCATCACCGCCAACCCGGCCATGGCCGATGGCAACGCGCTGTTCCACGCCACCCACAAGAACCTCGCCGGCACCGGGGCAGCGCTGGATGTGACCAGCGTGGGTGCGGCGCGGGCCGCCATGGCCAAGCAGACGGGTCTCGACAAGAAGACGGTGCTGAACGTGCGCCCCGCCTACCTGATCGTGCCGGCGGCGTTGGAATTGAAGGCCGAGCAGCTGGTCGCCCAGAACCTGGTGCCTGCCGCGACGTCGAGCGTGGTGCCGCAATCGATCCGCACGCTCACCCCGATCAGCGAACCCCGCCTCGATGCCGCCAGCGCCACCGCCTGGTACCTGGCCGCGAGCCCCAACCAGATCGACACCATCGAGTACGCCTATCTCGAGGGTCAGCAGGGCGCCTATATCGAAACCCGCAACGGCTTCGACGTCGACGGCGTCGAGATCAAGTGCCGCCTCGACTTCGGCGCCAAGGCCATCGACTGGCGCGGCCTCTACAAGAATCCGGGCGCATAAGTCCGGCCTTCCCTGACGTCTGAACCCTGACGGGCGGTCCAACCGGGCCGCCCGTTCCCGTTTGCAAAGGATTCCGCACATGAAGAACTACGTCCAGCCCGGCAACACCATCACGCTCACCGCGCCCTATGCCGTGACCTCCGGCGACGGCCTGCTCGTCGGCTCGATCTTCGGCGTGGCCACCGGGGACGCCGCCAGTGCCGAGACCGTCGAGGTCGCGCTCACCGGTGTCTTCGATCTCAAGAAGGTCGCCAGCCAGGCCTGGTCCGCCGGCGACAAGGTCTATTGGGACAACACCAACAAGGAGGCCACCAAGACCGCAACGGCAAATACCCTGATCGGCGTCGCCGTCACGGCGGTGGCCGGCGGCGCGGGCGACACCATCGGCCGGGTGCGCCTGAACGGAAGCTTCTGATGACCGCCTTCGCCGCCGCCCTCGATGCGCTCTTCGCGGACGCGCATCTCGCGCGCGACGCGGTCTACACCTCCGCTGGCGGCACGCCTGTTCTGGTGCGTGTCGTCTCGCGACAGGCAGATGCCATCACCGACTTCGGCGATGCACGTCTCTGGTCGGAAACCACGAAGGTCGACCTGCGCGTGGCTGAGGTCGCCACCCCGCGCCCCGGCGACCGCATTGAGATCGACGGGGAGGCATTCCTCATCCAGGGCGAGCCCGTCCGCGACCGCGAGCGGCTGGTCTGGACCGTGGACCTGCGCCCGGCCTGACTGCGATGAAGCTGAAGCTCGACATCACCCCCGATCTCGTCGCCGCCATGGCGGCCGAGGTGAAGGCGGGCGAACGCGCCGTCACCGCCGCCATGCGCGAGGCCGGGACCGGGCTCAAGACCGCCTGGCGCGGACAGATCACCGGTGCCGGGCTCGGCCGGCGGCTGGCAAATTCGATCCGGAGCCAGACCTATCCGAAGGCGGGCGAAAGCCTGAACGCGGCTGCGCTGGTGTGGTCCAAGGCCCCGGTCATCGTCGACGCCCATGACACCGGCCCGTTGATCCGCTCGAAGGACGGGTTCTGGCTGGCAATTCCGCTGCCCGCCGCCGGCAAGGGGCGACGCGGGGCGAAGCTGACGCCCGGCGAATGGGAACGCCGCAGCGGTCTGCGCCTGCGCTTCGTCTATCGCCGACGCGGTCCCAGCCTGCTGGTGGCTGACGGGCGGCTGAACACCAAGGGCCTTGGCGTGGCATCGCGATCAAAAACCGGACGCGGCCGTGCCACGGTGCCGATCTTCCTGCTCGTTCCGCAGGTCAAACTGCCGAAGCGATTGGATCTGGACCGTGATGCCGAGCGGGCGCTCGACAGCGTGCCGGGGCTGATCGTGGGGAACTGGGTGGAGGGACGGATCTGATGTCTGCTGTGCCGAGAAAGCCGCCGTTTTCTGCACCCGCAAGTGCAGCTTGAGCGCCTTTCCGGCATGGAAACGAGGTGGCAGTGCGGGAAATAGTTTTCGCTCGACACAGCAAGCTGCGTATAAGGGCGGCAATTCAAGGAAACTCTACAGGGAAGACAGCATGGGCGGCATTGCCTTCGAATTCGATCCCAAGGAAGGCTTGGGCGATGGCTTCCTTACACCGGTCTACTTCGACAACGAGGTGCTGGTGAAGCACCTTTACAGCCCAACAATCGCGGTAGAATTCGCCAGCGAAACCTATGGCACCGTTTACTGGCCTGAACGCTGTATGTCTTTTGGCATCAACTCGAAGGGTGCAGTCATCGCATGGCTGGGAGACTTGAAGGAGCTACCTGTCGCGGAGCAACACCACTGGCGCGAGCACAACATTCCCGCTCAGAACGACATGAGGTCTGAATTTTTCGACGCTCAAATCAACGCGCAATTCACTGTGCCTCCTGTCGGCATCCAAGTCATCAATGCCTTGGAAGAATGGACTACCGCCTTCGCCCGCAAGAACGGAACAGAGCTCTACAAGCCGAAGGCGTTTGAGGACCGCATCGAAGCCGTAAGGCGCTACCGCCGCATCATTATCAATTCCGAGGACGACTTCATTCGCTTTGTCAGCGAATTGAACGAGATCATCAACGAGAACGTCAACAATGATCAGATCCGAAAATTCCTCAAAGCGAATAACGTTACGCCCAAAGACGGCTTCAAGGGCAACAAGCTCCTAGAGATGACTTATCGGGACGTACTCGGCGACACAAAGAACCTCATCGCACCATTCTTCTGGCTCTATGATTTGCGTCTGTGGGCAGACCACGACATGGGCGACGACAAGCTCAAGGGCGTCGCAACGAAACTCGGGATTGCAGACCTGAAGGACTTTGAAGCGATCTTCACCAAATTGCTTGAACACCTCCGAGACACTTTGGCCGCGTTGAAAGCCGCCTATGGTTGACTGAGTGAGCTTGAAGATCCTCTTTGGGTAAAGTGCTTTTGCATAGACACGTTCGCTGCGCCCAATCCGACTGTCAGTAATTGGCTCCTTTCGCCCAATTCGAGCATGATATGCCCACCCCTCGCGAAACCATCCTCGCCGCGCTGCACGCGCGGCTCTCGGCGCTGCCCGCCACCGCACTCCGCGGCGAGGTGTTGCCAGAGCGCGTGCCGACGGAAGGTCTCCTGATCCTGCGCGACGGCGAACCGGGGGAGCCGGAGGTGACGCTCTCACCGCTCGCGTACCACTACCAACACCGGGCCGAGATCGAGGCGGTGGTGCAGGGCGCAACCCGAGACGCCGCCTTCGACACGCTCTGCGCCAGCGTTGGCACGGCGCTCGCCGCCGACCGCACGCTGGGCGGGCTTTGCGACTGGGTCGAGGCGGAAGCGCCGCGGCCGGTCGATCTGCCGGTCGAGGGCGCGGCGAGCCTCAAGGCGGCGGTGATACCCGTCGTCCTGCACTACACCACGGCCGATCCCTTGGCCTGACCGCAACAACCTTAGGAGAACACCATGGCACGCGCCCAAGGGGCGCGGTCGCAGCTCGCGGCCGCGTTCGAGACGACCTATGGCACCGCGCCGACTTCGGGCTTCATGCAGATGCCCTTTGCCAGCGCTTCGCTGGGGGCTGAACAGCCGCTCTTGGCCTCCGAGCTTCTCGGCTATGGCCGCGATCCGCTGGCTCCAATCAAGGACGCGGTGACGGCGGATGGCGACATCACCGTTCCGCTCGACGCCGAGGCCTTCGGCTTCTGGCTCAAGGCGGCGTTCGGGGCGCCGACCACGACGGGCACCACTAACAAGACCCACACCTTCAAGTCGGGGTCCTGGTCGCTCCCCAGCATGGCGATCGAAGTCGCGATGCCGGAGATCCCGCGTTTCGCCATGTACACCGGCTGCGTGCTGGACCAGCTGAGCATCGCGATGCAGCGCTCCGGCCTGTTGACGGCGGACGTCAAGCTGGTGGCGCAGGGGGAGAACGTCGCCACGGCCACGGCGGCTGGCACGCCAACGGCCTACGCTCTCCAACGCTTCGGCCACTTCAACGGCGCGATCAAGCGCAACGGCACGGCGCTTGGCAACATCGTCTCGGCGGACCTGACCTATGCCAACAATGTAGAGCGCATCGAGACCATCCGCAACGATGGCCGCATCGACGGCGCGGACCCCTCCATCGCCGCGCTGACCGGCAAGATCGACGTGCGCTTTGCGGACACGACGCTGATGGACCAGGCGCTGAACGGGACGGCGGCGAGCCTCGAGTTCTCGTGGGTAATTTCGGCGAATGTGAGCCTGACCATCACCGCCCATGCCGTCTACCTGCCGCGCCCTCGGGTGGAAATCCAAGGGCCGCAGGGCATCCAGGCCAGCTTCGACTGGCAGGCGGCCTACGATTCCGTCGCCGGGCAGATGTGCACGGTCGTTCTCAAGAACCAGGTGAGCAGTTATTGACCATGCGGAAAATCGATCTTTCCAATGAGCCGACATGGCTCGATCTCGGCCATGGCGTGCGGGTGCAACTGCGCCCGCTGACCACAGCGCTGATGGTGGCGACGCGCAGCGATCCGGCCGTCGAGGCGGTGCCCGACGAGGCTTCCGACGAAGAGCGCGCCGTCGCTTTCGCCAAGGCGCTGGCCCGCCGCGCGGTGCTTGCCTGGGAAGGAGTGGGCGACGCCGACGGCAATCCCATCGATCCCAGCCCCGAGGCCATCGACGCGCTCCTGGACATCTGGCCGATCTTCGAGGCCTTCCAGCTCGCCTACGTCTCGAAGGGCCTGTTGCTGGAGCAGGAAAAAAACGCCTCCGCGCTCTTGCCGACTGGTCCTTCGGCGGGGGCGAGCGATACTGCGAGGCCTGCGAAGGGCCGTGCCAGGACTGCCCGGCGCGGCTGAACCGGCCGCTCACGTATGAGGGCTGGCAGGTCTGGGACCTGGTTGGTCGCCTCGGCGGCCAGCTGCGCGTGCTGCCCGGCGCCGTAATCGGCTGGGACCTCACCGCCGCGCTCGTGCTCGGCGATGCCCTCGGTGTGCCGCCCGCAGCCGTGGCCGAACTGCTGCCCGTCATCGAAGCGGTAATGGTCGCCAAGCTCAACGAACAGATGGAACACGCGCATGGCCGAGAAGAGGGTTAGCGTCCGCCTCGCCGCAGTCGGCGGCCGACAGGTGCGCGCCGAGTTGGAAGGTGTCGGCGAGGCCGGCGCCCGCGGCTTTGGGCGTCTCAGCCGCGAGATGGAAGCGGCCAACACCCGGCTCGCGGGCTTCGCGCGGCGGGTGCGCATCGCGGCAGCGGCGGCGGTCGCTGCTGCCACGGCCGCCGGCGTTGCCATGGTCCGCTCCGGCCTCTCGAGCGTCGATGCGCAGGCCAAGCTGGCACAGTCTCTGGGCACCACGGTCGCCTCGGTCCAGACGCTGGAGCGTGCGGGGGAACTCGCCGGCGTGTCGATGTCCGGCATCGAACAGGCGACAAAGGACCTGACTCGACGGCTGAGCCAGGCGGCTGCCGGAACCGGCCCCGCCGCGCAAGCTCTTGAGCGGCTGGGGCTCTCGGCCTCCGACCTGCTGGCCCTGCCGCTGGACGAGCGGGTGGGTGCGATCAATGCCGCCATCGAAGACTTCGTGCCAGCCGCCGAGCGTGCCGCCGTCGCGGGCCAGCTGTTCGGCGAGGAAGGCTCCATTGCCATGAGCCGGATCGACACCGCGACGCTGCGGCAGGCGACCGAGGACGTGCGCGCCTTCGGCGTCGTGGTCTCGGAGCAGGATGCCGAGCAGATCGAGCGCACCAATGACGCCATCTCCCGGCTCGGGCTGATCTGGCGGGGGCTGTCGAACCAGCTCGCCGTTGCCGCGGCGCCCGCGCTCGAAGCGGTGGCGGATGCGATGGCCGCGCTCGCCAGCCGCACCGGGCCGCTGGGTCAGGCGATCACGGGTCTGTTCGAGAACATCGGTCGCCTGACCACCTACGCCGCGACCTTTGCCAGCTTCCTCGCCAGCCGCTGGGTTGCCGGACTGGCTGCGGCCGCGCTGTCCGTTCGTGGTCTCGCCACGGCGCTCGTGGTCCTGCGCGGGGCGCTCATCCGCACCGGGATCGGCGCCCTGATCGTCGGCGCGGGCGAGCTGATATACCAGTTCACCAGGCTCGTGCGTGGCGCCGGCGGCTTTGGCGAGGCGCTCGAGCTCATGGGTAATGTCGCGAAGGCGGTCTGGGACGGGATCAAGGTCACCGTCACCTCCTTCGTCGATGATTTCCGGGCTATGCGCGCCGACATCGAGGCCATATGGCTGCGGCTCATGGCGTTCCTGTCGCAAAAATGGGCCGACTTCCTCGCCCAGATCGGGCCGACTTTCAACGCGGTCTCGGAGCGGCTCGGGGCGGACGCACGCATCGACGTCTTAGGGGCGCAGAGCTACGCCTCCTACCTCGACCATGCCGCCAGCAACGCGGGCCACCAGGCCGATGCCCTTCGCAGTCGCGCAACTGACACTCGTGCACATGCCTTCGACGGCGTGCGCGAGGCGGTTGATGCGCTCCGGGCCGCTATGCGGGCAAGTGGCGAGGACGGTTCGGATGCGCTCGACCAAGCCGCTGAGGCGGCCGACCGGGTGACGGAGGCGCTGGACACCGCCGGTCAGGCGGGTCGCGCTGCGGGCGCAGCCAATGCCGATGGCGCGGACCAGGCGGCAACCGGCTGGGCAGCCGTCACCGCGACGCTGGCCGATTACGCCGCCAAGGCCCGCGACATCGGCGCCGATATCGGCCAGAGCCTCGTCGGCGCCTTCCACAGCGCCGAGGACGCGGTCGCGGAGTTCGTGAAGTCCGGCAAGCTCGACTTCCGCGATCTGGTGACATCGCTCATCGCCGATCTGGCGCGGCTCGCAGCCCGGCGGTTCATTCTCGGCCCCATCGCCAGCGCCCTCGGTGGCATCCTCGGCGGCGCGGGCGGGCTGTTTGCCAACGTCCTGCATGCGGGCGGGATGGTCGGATCCGAAGGACGCGCGCGCATGGTCCCGGCCATGGCCTTCGCCGGCGCGCCTCGGATGCACGGTGGAGGTTGGGCCGGTCTTCGGCCCGACGAGGTGCCTGCGATCCTGCAGCGCGGCGAACGCGTGCTCTCGCGCCAGGAGGCACAGGCTTACGGCGCCGGTGGCGGCGTCACCATCAATATCAATACCCGCGATGCCGAGAGCTTCCGGCAGTCCCGGACCCAGATCGCGGCGGACATTGCCCGCGCGGTCTCGCTTGGCCGGAGGGGGCTTTAGGCGATGGCATTCCACGAGGTGCGGTTTCCGGACGACATCAGCCGGGGTGCGCGCGGCGGGCCGGAACGGCGCACGCAGATCGTCGAGCTGGCCTCGGGCGACGAGGAACGCAACGCCAGCTGGGCCAACTCACGTCGCCGCTACGATGTCGCCTATGGCATCCGTCGGGCGGACGATCTGGCGGCGGTGGTCGCCTTCTTCGAGGCACGGAACGGACGGCTCTATGGGTTTCGGTTCAAGGACTGGGCGGATTACAAGTCGTGCCTGCCATCGCAGACGCCATCTGCGACCGATCAGGCGATCGGTACCGGGGATGGCACGACCACCGACTTCCAACTGGTCAAGGTCTACAGTTCGGGCAGCCAGACCTGGACCCGGGCCATCACCAAGCCGGTCGCAGGCACGGTACGTATCGCCATTGATGGCAGCGCACAGGCAAGCGGCTGGGCGGTCGACACCACCACCGGCCTCGTCACCTTCAACACCGCCCCGGCTTCTGGCGCCGCCATCACCGCCGGCTTCGAGTTCGAGGTCCCGGTCCGCTTCGACACCGACACGCTCGACGTCACCCTCGATCTCGAACGCCTCGGCTCCATCACCTCCATCCCGCTCCTGGAGATCCGGCGATGAACGACAATACCGGCTTCGTCGCGACGGTGCTGCGCGATCTTGCGGCCTCTACCGCCGTGATCCTCGCCGCCTGGGGCGCGCTCGGTGGAGCCACCAACGCACTGACCACGAAGATGCGCCTGCGCGATGCGCTGCGCCACATCCTGCTCGGCGGGCTGATCGCGGCCGGGATGGGGAGCCTCTCCATGGCCGTCATCACCAGCTGGCTGAACCTGCCGCCAGAGGCGATCCCGGCCGGGGGCGCCGCCGGTTCCGCTGCCTATCTGGTCGGCGTCTTCGGCCCGGCGGTGATCGAACTGGTGCTCGCCCGCCTTCGCCAGGCGCGGGAGGGCGGCGATGACTGAGCTCGTCCGTGTCCTGCGCGGCCTGCGGCGGCTGACCGACGACCCGCGCGACGCCTTTGCTCACCGCCTGCGCATCGGCCTCGCCATCGCCGCGCTGATCCTGATCCTCTCGCTCCTGAGGTAACCCAATGCACATGACTGACCGGGGCCTTCTGGCCGTTGCCCGGCACGAGGGTATCGTGCCCGGGCCCTACCGCGATTCCACCGGCACTTGGACCTTTGGCATCGGCCACACGGCCGCGGCCGGGCCGCCCGATCCGGTGACCTTGCCACGCGGGATGCCTGACGATCTCGACGCGGCAATACGCGAGGCGCTTAGGGTGTTTCGCACCGATCTGGCCCACTACGAAGCCGACGTCCGGCGCGCCGTGACCGTGCCGCTCGAACCCCACGAGTTCGATGCGCTGGTCTCCTTCCACTACAACACCGGCGGCATTGCCAGGGCGGCGCTGACCCGGCACCTCAATGCCGGCAATCGCGTCGCAACCGCCGACGCGTTCCTGAACTGGCGCAAGCCCGCCTCGATCATCCCGCGCCGGAAGGCCGAGCGCGACCTGTTCCGTGATGGCCGCTACCCCACCGGCACGATACCGGTCTGGTCGGTGGATCAGACCAGCCGTGTCGACTTCTCGCGACCAATCCGCCGCCTGACCGAAACGCAAGCGCTGGACTTGCTGCACCCTGGCAAACCCCGATCCAACCCCAACACGCCGACCAACTGGATCGCCAGGTTGGTCACTTTCCTTTCCACCCTGATCCGGAGGACCTGATCCCCATGCGCTACATCCGACCCAAATCCCTGACATGGTGGGCGGGGCTGCTCGCCATGCTCAGCGGCATTGCATCGGTCACGCTGCCCGCCACCGGGCCGCTTGCCGAACTGTCCCGCCTCGTCGCGCTGCTCGCGGGCTCTGGCGATGCCTCGCCTGCGGGGCTGATCTTCCTCGGTCTCGGCCTGATCGGCCTGCGCGACCGGATCGAGCGGGGGTTTCGGGGCGATGACTGAGTTCCTGATCTGGTTGGTGGCCGCTCTGGGCGCGGTCGGGGGCATCGTCCTCGGCCGGGTCTGGGGCCGGGTGGAAGGTAAACGCGCAGGCAAACGGGGGGCGGAACGTGATGCGATGGAGGAGACGATCGGACGCGCCGAGCGCGGGCGTGAAGCGCTTAGTGACGGCCGCGACGCTGGCGATCCTGCTGAACGGCTGCGCCGCAACGACGGCCGGTGGTAATGCAGGCTGCATTTCCTATGCCGAGGCCCGGCTGGCACGACCACCTGCGGCGACTGTCGCCACCGTTCCGCCGGACTGGGCGCGCTGGATCGCCGATCTGGACGACCGCATGACGGGAACCTGCCGATGAAATCCCTCTCGCCCTCGCTGCAGGCCCATCTCGAAGAGGGGACGACCACGCTCGCCTGGTGCTGGCGGATCGCCCGCGCCGACGGCGTCACCTTCGGCTTCACCGATCACGACCGGACGCTCAGTTTCGACGGCACCGACTTCGAGTCCGAGAGCGGGCTCACGGCCTCCGAGGTGCGGTCGGGCTCGGACTTGTCGGTCGATGCGCAGGACGCCGAGGGCGTGCTGACCTCGGACCGGATCAGCGAGGCCGACATCCTGGACGGCCGCTGGGACAATGCCGAGGTCGAAGTCTGGCGGGTGAACTGGGCCGATACGAGCCAGCGCGTGCTGATGCGGCGCGGAGCCATCGGACAGATCCGGCGTGGGCGGCTGGCCTTCGTCGCCGAGGTCCGCTCCCTCGCGCACGTGCTGGGCCAGACGATCGGGCGGACCTTCCAGGCGACCTGCGATGCCGAGCTTGGCGACGCGCGCTGCGGCGTTGATCTCGGAGATCCGGCCTTCAAGGGGACGGGCGCGGTGATCGATCTCCTGCGCGACCGGGCCTTCACCGCTTCGGGGCTCGGCGGGTTCGCCTCCGGCTGGTTCACCTTCGGCACAGTCGAATGGTCCAGCGGCGCGAACGCGGGACGTCGCGCGGAAGTGCTGGGCCACGACGTCACGGATGGCGTCGTGATCCTGACCCTGCTCGAGGCCCCGGTGCGCGCGGTGGCCGAGGGAGATGCCTTCATCATCCGCGCCGGCTGCGACAAGCGCATGGAGACCTGCGGCGCCAAGTTCGCCAACACGGCCAACTTCCGCGGCTTCCCGCACATCCCCGGCCAGGACACGATCCTGCGCTATGCGACGACGGACGGCGGCCATGACGGAGGCGTGCTGTGACCAACGTCGTTTCCAGCGGAAACGACGGGCGGCAGTGCATCGCTTCGCGATGCGCGAGAGCCACCGCCGATCCCGACAAGGTAATTGCGGCAGCGCGAGCGTGGCTGGGAACGCCCTACCACGACCAGGCAAGCATCAAGGGCGTGGGCTGCGACTGCCTCGGCCTCGCCCGGGGCGTCTGGCGCGAGGTCGTCGGCCCCGAGCCGTTCCCGATCCCGCCCTACAGCCGCGACTGGGGCGAGACCGGACCGCGCGAGGTTCTGGCCGAGGGCGCGCGTCGGATGATGATCGAGGCACCGCCCGCCGAGGCGGGTCCGGGCGCTCTGGTGCTGTTTCGCATGAAGCCGCGGGCCATCGCGAAGCATGTCGGGATCCTGACCGGGCCCGACAGCTTCCTCCACGCCTACGAGCGGCTCGGCGTGATCGAGGAACCGCTCACCCCATCCTGGCGGCGGCGCGTCGCCTTCGCCTTCCTGTTTCCGCAACGCTGAGTTCCAAGCATGGCCACCCTCGTTCTTGGCGCGGCCGGCGCCGCTATTGGCGGCAGCATCGGCGGCGCGATCCTCGGCGTCAGCGCCGCGACCATCGGCGGCTTCGTCGGCTCCACCATCGGCTCGGTCGTCGACAGCTGGATCGTCTCATCGCTGGCGCCGACCCAGCGCATCGAGGGGCCGCGGCTCGATTCCTTGCGGATCACGTCCTCGACCGAGGGCGCTGTGATCCCGCGTGTCTACGGGCGCATGCGGATGGGCGGCAACATCATCTGGGCGACCGACTTCCGCGAGGAGACCAAGACCACCACGCAGGGCGGCGGAAAAGGCGGCGGAGGCGGCGGCAAGGTCAAGACCACCGAGTATCTCTACTATGCTTCCTTCGCCGTGGCGATCTGCGAGGGGCCGATCACCGGCATCGGGCGCGTCTGGGCCGATGGCAAGCCGATGGACCTCTTCGGCGTCACCTGGCGCTGGTATCCCGGCGACGAGAGCCAGACCGCCGATCCGTTCATCGCCGCGAAGATGGGCGCGGCCAGCACCCCCGCCTATCGCGGCACCGCCTATGTCGTCTTCGAGGATCTGCCGCTGGGCAACTACGGCAACCGCCTGCCGCAGCTCTCCTTCGAGGTCTTCCGCCCGCAAGCCGATCCCGACACCGCCGAGGGGCTGACGCAGGCCGTCACCATGATCCCGGCCTCGGGCGAGTTCACCTATGCGACGCAGGGCATCCGCAAAGGCAGCGGCGGCGCGCAGATGCCTGAGAACCTGAACGCGCTATCGGACACCGCCGACATGGTGGTGGCGCTGGACCGGCTACAGGCGATGGCTCCTGCGGTCGAGAGCGTCAGCCTAGTGGTCGCCTGGTTCGGCGATGACCTGCGCGCGGGATCCTGCAAGGTGCGGCCGGGCGTCGAGGTCTCGGCCAAGTCGACCACGCCCGCCAGCTGGTCCGTGAACGGCGTCAGCCGCGCCAGCGCCTTCCTCGTCAGCCGCGACGAAGAGGGCCGCCCGGTCTATGGCGGCACGCCGTCCGACTTCGCGGTGGTTCAGGCCATCCAGGAGCTGAAGGCGCGCGGACTGCGCGTCACCTTCTATCCCTTCATCCTGATGGACGTGCCGCCCGGCAACACGCTGCCGAACCCGTATTCCGACAATGCCGCCGAGGCGGGCCAGCCCGCGTTCCCCTGGCGCGGCCGGATCACCTGTTCGCCCGCGGCGGGCCATGCCGGGAGCGTGGACAAGACGGCTACTGCCGCCAGCCAGGTGGCGGCCTTCTTCGGCGCCGCCAGCCCCTCCGACTTCGCGATCTCGGGCGACACGGTCTCCTGGACCGGCCCGTCCGGCGACTGGGGTCTGCGCCGCATGGTGCTGCACTACGCCCATCTCTGCACAGCGGCGGGCGGGGTCGATGCTTTCCTGATCGGCTCCGAGATGCGCGGACTGACCACCATTCGCTCGGACGCGAGTAACTATCCCGCGGTGGCGCAGCTTCAAAGCCTCGCGGCCGATGTGCGCTCTATCCTCGGGCCCGGAACGGCGATCAGCTACACTGCCGACTGGTCGGAATACTTCGGCCATCAGCCCGGCGATGGCTCGGGCGACGTGTTCTTCCACCTCGACCCGCTCTGGGCGGACGGCAACGTCGATTTCATCGGAATCGACAACTACATGCCGCTCTCCGACTGGCGCGACGGGTTCGAGCATGCCGACGCGGCCGAGGGCTGGCCCGCGATCTATGACCGGGCCTATCTGCAGGCGAACATCGCGGGCGGCGAAGGCTTCGACTGGTTCTATGCCTCGGCCGCGGATCGGTCGGCGCAGGTCCGCACGCCGATCACCGATGGCGCCGCCGGCAAGCCATGGGTCTTCCGCTACAAGGATCTGCACGCCTGGTGGTCGAACCCGCATTTCAATCGTCCCGGCGGGGTGGAGAGCGGCACGCCGACGGCATGGGTGCCGCAATCCAAGCCCATCCGCTTCACCGAGCTGGGCTGCCCGGCCATCGACCGGGGCACCAACCAGCCCAACGTCTTCTTCGACCCGAAATCGTCCGAGAGCTTCACGCCGCATTTCTCGCGGGGCTGGCGCGACGACACAATCCAGCGCGCCTATCTCGAGGCGACCTATCTCTTCTGGGGCGAGGCCGCCAGCAACCCGCTCTCCTCGGTCTACGGCGGCCGGATGGTCGATGTCCCCGAATGCGCGGCCTGGACCTGGGACGCCCGTCCGTACCCGTTCTTTCCCGAACTGACCGATGTCTGGACGGATGGCCCCGATTGGCGGCTTGGCCACTGGCTGACGGGGCGGCTCGGCGCAGTGTCGCTCGCCGCTCTCGTACGGCACCTCTGCCTGCGCGCCGGGCTGCCGGAGGACCGCATCGACGTCACCGGCCTCTGGGGCGCGGTGGAGGGCTACGTGATCGGCGCGCTCGAAAGCCCTCGCGCTTCGATCACCATGCTGGCGCGCCACTTCGGCTTCGACGCCGTCGAGACCGAGGGCGTGATCCGTTTCGTGATGCGCGGCCGGGCCGCGGTGGCAAGCGTCACCCCCGACGATCTGGTCGCCGCCCGCGAGGGCGACGTCCTCGAACTCACCCGCGGCCAGGAGACCGAGCTGCCGCAGGCCCTGAAGTGGCAGGTCGCCCGCGCGGACGAGGACTACGAGGCCGCGCAGGTCGAGGCCCGGCGCATCACCGTCGACACGACGCGGATCGCCTCCGAGAGCTTCCCCATGGCAGTGCCGCCCGAGGAAGCCGAGCGCCGCTGCCGCCGTGCACTGATGGAATCCTGGACGGGCCGGGAAAGCGCGGTGTTCCGCCTGCCGCCCTCGCGGCTCGCGCTCGACCCGGCCGACGTGATCCAACTCGGGCATGACGGTCGGTCCATCCCTCTGCGGCTTATCTGGATTGCCGATGCCGACGCGCGGGGCATCGAGGCCGTGCGTCAGGACCGGGAGGCCTATGATCTGCCGCCCGGTTCTCCGCGACCCTCGGCGCTGTCGCAAGCGGTTGTCTTTGGCGCGCCTGAGGCGGTCCTCCTCGACCTGCCGCAGCTCACCGAGGACCAGCCCGCGCATCGGCCCTTCGTGGCAGCCCACGCCGTTCCCTGGCCGGGCGAGATCGCGGCGTTCCGCAGCCCCACGACGGACGGGTTCGAGCTGCTCACCAGCTTCGGCACGCGCGCCCAGATCGGGACGCTGGTCTCGGACTTCTACGCGGGCCCAACCTCGCGCTTCGATCTCGGAAACGTGCTCGTGGTCGATCTTCTGTCCGGCACGTTGGAAAGCGTCACGGACCTGACCTTGTTCGGCGGAGCGAATGCGCTCGCCATCGAGAGCACGCCCGGCGTCTGGGAGATCGTCCAGGCGGGCGCGGCCGAGCTGATCGCGACTGGCCGGTATCGGCTGACCCGCTTGCTGCGTGGCCAGAGCGGCACTGAGGGTGCGATGGGTAACCCAACCCCTGCCGGCGCCCGCGTCGTAGTGCTCGACGACAGCCTCGCCTCTCTGCCGATAACCGAGGCCGATCTCGGCATCCCTTGGAACTGGCGCATCGGCCCGGCGAGCCGTCCGGTCAGCGACGAGACCTATGTCGCGCAGACCTTCACGCCCGCGGGTGTGGGGCTTCGGCCGTTCTCCGTCGCCCATGTCGAGCAGCCGTGGCGCAAGCCGCGCACGCCCGGCGATCTTACAATCCAGTGGACACGCCGGTCCCGCGCGCTGGCGGCCGACAGCTGGGGCGGGCTTGAGGTGCCGCTCGGAGAAGAACTTGAAGCCTACGAGGTCGAGATCCTGGACGGCGCGACCGTGAAACGGGTGTTGAGCACGGCCACCACCAGCGCGATCTACACCGCCGCCCAGCAGGCCGCCGATTGGGGCGCGCCGCTCGGCCCGGGCGACACCCTTACCGTTCGCATCTTCCAGCTCTCCGCCCTAGTTGGCCGAGGCGCACCGAAAACCGTTACGCTCACGTTCTGAGTATCCGTCATGCGCAAGCGCGATTTGCGACCCAGAAGCGATCTGCCTTGACGAGTGCGTTTGCGGTTTCGATCAGCTTGCGCATGAGGGCCACAAGGGCGACCTTGGCGGGTTTTCCGGCAGCGCGGAGCGCGGTGTATTTGGCCCTGAGATCCGGGTTGAAGCGCATGGCGACGAGAGCGGGCATGTAGAGCGCGTCGCGTAGCGGCTTGCGCCCGCCGCTGATGAAGGACTTGCCCTTCCACTGGCCGGACTCGCGGCAGTGAGGAACCAGCCCGGCCAGGCTTCCGGCCTGTTTGCGTCCCA